AGGCCGAGCAGATGTACCCCAGTCTCGCTGCCTCAATCCAAGCCGGAGTCTCCCCTCAAGCCTACGTCCAGCCCTACGCCTCGGCTATTGGAAGCACCCTTGGCATAGACCCCGCGAGTATCAATTTCACTACTCCTCAGTGGAACTGGGTCATCGCTACCCCTAACGCCCAAGGGGTAAAGACCGCCCTTACGCTGGACCAGGTGCAGCAAAAGCTGGTGACGATGCCACAGTTCGACAATTCAAATAATGCGGCAAACATGGCCACCGACGTGACTACTTCGTTGAATAAAAGTTTCGGGTTTGGGTCTAGCTGATGACGATGCTTGACGCCACCCAGGCCGAGGGACAACAGATTCAGCAAAAGCAAGCGGCCGCTACTGCTGCTGCGGCGCCTCCGGCGGCTCCTGTCGCTCCCGCGCCCACCGTAGTTTCAACCTCCACTGGCCCCGACGGCACCATCACCGAGATTATGTCGAACGGCACGTCGCAAATTGTTCCAGGGACCACGGGTTCGGTGTACCAGGCCACTGGCCAATCGGCTACTTCCAGCGTTGACGCCTGGGCTACCTCGGTAGGTTTGGGTTCATTGTCGGGTTGGATAAACAGCCAAATCACGACCTACGCCGGGCAAGGCATGAACGCCTCGGACATTGCCTCGACGATTGCCTCGACTATCAACACCGCTCCAGGCTTCGACGCCATACTTCCTGGCTATAACCAACGCATAGCGAACGGCTACACCAACACCGACGCTAATACTGGAGCCGGGATCGCTGGCTACATGGCGTACGTCCAGCAACTCCAAGCCATGGCGGAGACGGCCGGGCTCGTTCCGGGGACCTTAACGGCGACGGACATTGGCAATGCCTGGGCCGGGGATGTATCTACTTCTGAGATGAGTGACCGAATCACTACGGAATACACCAACGCGATAAACGCCCAGCCCCAGATTCAGGCTGAATTACAGAACTACGGCTATACCCAAGGGCTTTCCACCGGCCAACTGGCTTCCTACTACTTGAACCCAGCCAACACGATTAACACGTTGCAGCAACAGTTCAACTCCGCGGTGGCCGGGGGCGAGGGCGTGACGACGGGATTTGGGGAAATCGGACAATCCCAGGCGTACGCCCTGCAAGCCTTCCTCTCTAACTCGGGACAGAACCAGTTGTCTCCCGAGCAGGCCGCCAACTTCTTCTCGTCCTCTCCGGGTTCAGGTCTCGCGAGTTTGGGCGTCATGGCTGCCTCGGGTTTTGAGCAGGCGCAACTTGGAACCGCGGCCAATGGTCCTGGCGTTGTGAGCCAGCAACAACTCTTAGCCGCTGGTGAAGGTAACGCTCAAGCCCTACAAGCGACGCAACGCGCCGCGCAGACTCGCGCTGCTCCGTCAGAAGGCGGCGGCGGATTCGCCTCCGATCAAGGCGGCGTAGCGGGCGCGGGCTTCGGCAGTTCGTAGGGTGCTTGACAACGTGGGAATTACATGCTTGTATTTCCTTAGCAGAATGTTGCCCTCGGAGTCATAGTTTGACCTGAGGTGTGCGCTGCATCCCGGCTTGATACACCATGCCAAATCAAGTTCGTGTGATTCATGTATGTGAAGCCAAGTTCGGCAATCCCGCGTCGTTTCTCCGACGATGGCGCGTACCCAAAGGAGAATTGAAATGCAAGACGAAGAGCAAGACCAACTATCACCCGAGGAAGAGCAGTTGTCGCCTTCAATCCAGGCTCAACTGCGACAAGGCCGAAAGGCCGCTCGTGACTTGGCGGCAGCCAATTCTGCGAAAGCGCAGATGGAACTCCAGGTAGCAATCGAGCGGGCCGGAGTCCCTAACCACCCCGCAAGAGATGTTGTCTTTAAGGACTACGACGGTCCCATGGACGCCGAGAACATCAAGGCGTACGCCGAAAAGTTCGGCATCGTTGCAGTCCCAGAGCCGGTTTCCAACGCTCCCACGGAGCAGGAGATCAACGCACAAAGGCAGATTCTTAATGCAGGAGGCGGAGCGCCAGCCCAGAGCGGTGATATTGACCTCGCAGTTGCCCTACGAAACGCCAAATCTCAACGTGAGGTCATGGCCATAGTGGAGCAAGTGGCGGGACAGGCGGGTTTTCACAACCGGGATGGTCTAATCGGAGTGATGCCCGAACCGATTTGATGGGCTAGGAGGCCCTTAACACATGGCATATACCACCACCGGGACAGTTGACTACGTGCAGACTGCGTACGACATGCTGGCCTACTACGCCCTTAGGCCGGAGTTGTACTTCGACCAGGTGGCCGATATCAAACCCACCAACCAGTCCATGGCCGGTTCCAGCGTGGTGTTCAACATCCAGAATGACCTGGCTCTGGCCACGACTTCCTTGAACGAGAGCACCGATATCACGCCGGTAGCCCTCACTTCAAGCCAAGTCACCCTGACTTTGGCTGAGTATGGTGGTGGTACCATCACCACGGCTGACGTGCGAGCACAGTCCTTCGTCTCAATCGACGAGGTACAAGCCAACGCCGTTGGATACTGGGCCGGTCGAACCGTGGATGAGATCGCCAAGATTCAGCTTCAGGGTGGTTCCAACGTGAACTACTCCGCTGGTCCTGGCGTCACTGCCGGTACTGCGGGCCAGCCTCCAACTGCGAGGAACCAGATTACCCCCTTGGACACGTTCCGCGCCTACGACGTTCGTTACAACGTGGCGGCCCTGAAGCGCAACAACGTCCCTGGTTACGGCGGGTACTACCTCGCCTTCGTGCACCCCGACGTGTCCTTCGACCTCTGGCAGGAGTCGGGCAACCAGGCCCTCATCGCCCCGCACATCTACTCGGCTCCCGAGGAAGTGTTCCGTGGAGAGATCGGCGCCTTCGCTGGTGCGAGGTTCATCGAGACGCCGACGGCTCCGCTGTTCGCGGACGCTGGTTCCTCAACCACCGACACCGACGTGTACGGAACCCTGTTCATTGGCCGTCAAGCCTTGGCCAAGGTGTGGGCGATGAAGGACGGCAATGGTCCTCACCCGGTCATCGTCATGGGTCCGATCACTGACTACCTGCGTCGATTCCAGCCTCTCGGATTTCGTTGGATGGGCGCCTATGGTGTGTTCCGTTCGGCTTCCATCTGGCGCCAAGAGAGCGCGTCGAGCATCGGTCAGAACACCACGGCCGGAGTTGACACCCCGACGGAAGACCTCTAAAAAAAGTCATAGCGGGGAGGCACCTGACACCTCCCCGCTTACGACGAAGGAGATTTATGGCTGAAAAATGTGCCAACTGTGGGCGAGCAGATTTGCTCATGGCTGACGTGGCCAATTATCAGTGTCTCGCCTGCGGGGCTCTGACTAGCATGGAGACCGGCCAGGTCGTCACGCCGGTCGCCCAGAATGCGGAACTTTCAAACATGGGTTTCCCGGTTACTGAACTGAGCAAGGACGTTCAAGAAGCCGAACCTAATGACTTCAATCGTCGCGACCGTCCTGGCGATGAAGACCGGCCTACCCCGGCTTTCACCGGCACCACCGGAACCTTCGATGTTTCGGGAGAAACGGGAGACACCTTAGTTCAGGAAGTTTCTGACGATGAGGGTTCGCATCTCGTGACATTGACGCCTGAAGCGGTCCACGCCATTGATACAGTTGACGATCCGGAATCGGCCCCTTTCTTTAAGGACGAGGGCGCCCCTTTCACCAGGAAGCTGACTCCGGAACAGATTGAAGCTATTCAACGTATTGCCTACCCGGATGGAGCTACTGATGGCTGATGAAGCGGACGTAACACTCAATACCGAGACGACGGGTTCACGACTACCCGCTGAAGTCCCGTGGTCTGGCGCACAATCAGGTCTGGGCTTAAAGCCTGACCTTGAAGCGATAGCTGGTGAAGAGGAAGCTGCGTTGCCTCCCCGTCCGGTAAGGGCACTAGCCAACGACGCAGCATTCGACCACGGCATTATCGCCGAAGGTAGGATGGATGGAGAAGTCAACCCAGTGAGGACAATCCCATGGCTATAGATATGCAGGGTGCAAGACAAGTAGGCGTCAGCCCTTTGTCACCAATGGACGTTGAAGGTTCCAGGGGTCAAGATGGGTACGGCGTGAACCTCCCTGAGACTGGCGCAAGCAACCCCGGGCCTACCGACAACCTGCGGGGGATTGAGCCCAACACTTCAATCGACGCCCCCAGCCAATTTGGAGAGCCGGAGATTTACCAGACCTTCGGGAGTGAAGTTCCTAGGGGTGAAGTCTGGCACGCTCCTCAGGACCAACTGGGCGACGTGGACGGCGATGCTCCCGACGGTTGGCAGGTCGCGCAGCGCACCGCGCATGACGTAGTGCCCGACTGGCCCCAGGTGGGAAGTTTCACCAAGTTTGGTGAGCATTACCCGGCAAACGGTGACCAAGACGGTGACGGCGACAGCGGAGCCGACACAGATCACGACGGTATGTGATGGCGGGCCCACCCAGTGCAGCGAAAGACCCCGAATCTGGAGGAGCGGACCAAGGGCCTTACACGCCTACAGCCGGAGACTCGCGTCCCTACGCCGATACTGACCGTTTTGGCTCGACGCAAAAGGGTGACGTATCCCAGATACTGATCCCTCAGAACAAAGTTTCAGACCCCGTGTGGGGAGTAAATGCTCCCGCGGGGGGGATACATCCACCACTACCACCGGAGATTCCGGTAACCGAAGGAGATTGAACGATGGCCAGTGAAGATCAGGCAGTTGGGTCAGGGGCAGGTTCCACCTTTCCTCAGACCCTCGACGTACTCAACAGGGCGTACGACCCGAACATCGGTCCCGCCGTCATGGCCATGCAGGCGTTCTACGGGGGTTACACCGGACCAGCGTCGCTGACCAATGTCACGGCCCAGTCGTTCCCCGACGAGTTAGCAACGTCGTCCTTGACGGCCACCGCAGGCACGGTCTTTGCTTCAATAATGACGTTGCCAGCCGGGTTGATTCTTAACAACGTCAACCTGATAAACGCCGTCACGGCGACCTCAACACCCACTCACCAATGGGCCGGGATTGCCACGGTTGCTACGACCTCCAAGGTCTTGGCTGTGACCGCGGACACGACGACGGCTGTTGTTTCTGCTGACACGGTGCAGACCTTTGCCTTCGCGACGCCCTACACCATCCTCACGAGCGGGCAGTATTACATCTTCTTCTGCATCGCGGGTACGACCGGACCAACCTTCGCCGCTGCGGTCACGCAAGGAAGCCACGGACGAGGCAACGTCGCGCCGTTTGCTACTGGCCCCTGTGCTACGGGCCAGACGACCGTCTTGGCCGTGGCCTCTACGTTCACTCAGCCCACGGTGATTGCCGCTGCGCCACTCATCTATCTGAACTGAGACCTCATGGCAGAGCCGTTCTACCGAGTTGGAGAACTGCGAGGTCCATTTCCAGTGGTCTCGGTTGAGTTCGAGTTGTTGGGCAATGGGCGTTATCGTGAAATGGTGCGCGACTCAATGGGCAACGGTTCTGAAACAATCGGCCTTGACGATGATCGCGAGTATCACCTTATAGTTGAACGTGAACCCTACGACTCCATCCTTGTGCCATACACAAAGAAGCACCCTCTTACCGAGGAAGGTCTGGTAAGCCAGGACCCTACCTGGGTTGACGTTTCGGGTTCACCCTACGATTATTGGCGCGTGCTGTGTGATTGGTGGAATGGGGATTTAATCGTTATTGAGCATGACGTGAAAGCCTCGCCGGAAATCTTCAAGTCGTTTGAATCCTGTCCTGAATCTTGGTGCTACTACACCTACGATAATTTCCTGGAAGAGGACGCCTTGGCTTGGCATTGGGGCATACTCGGCTGCACTAGATTCCGTAGCTCAATAATTACTGCGGTCCCCGACGCCGTTACTAGCATCGAATGGCGTTACCGAGACTGGCACCATGTCTCTACGGGATTAGGAAAGGCCCTGCGAGAAGCGGGATTTGAGCCTCACGTTCACGGAGTCGTTGACCACCACCGCATGATGGATGTGGGTGGCATAGCAAATATGGTGGCCGCATGAGCCTCGCCTACGACTCCAGCATCTTCTACGACAGCGTTGTTTTCTATGACGGTACGGTCGATACCGGTACGATGTTCACCCCGCCCTTGGTGAAGGATCGTCCTCCGTTCCTTCCCGACTCTACTGAATTACAAAAATCCCTCTGGCTGCATTACGAGAATAGATACCGTGGCGTGAACGTATGGATTATGTCGGACAACTCAATCGTCCAGGACACGGCTACGCCAGAGAACTCAAACACGGATATGTCTGGGGTTTATCCTTGGGACGTGAACAATCCAGCGGCGCCCTACGTCACTTCGTACTTCATTGATTCAGGAGCGAATCCGCAGATTCCCAGTGTCCATACGGTCAGTCATACTCCGTACCCCGTAGCGTTCTTCTCTGGCGGTTCAACCCATGTCGTCACCGAAGTTCAAGCGACATTACTCAACGACTACACCCTTTTCGGCACGGGCTACTCGGACTGTTTATCCTGATGGGACCCAACTACCCCGGCGCAATCGATTCCTTTACGAACCCGACTTCCGGCGAGCCGATGAACTCCCCGTCACACGCGACCCAACACGCCAATGCCAACGCTGCCATTGAAGCAATTGAAACGTACGTCGGGATAAGTGGATCGGCTTCTTTGAACGCTTGGAACTATGGCGTGCTGCCTGACTCCACTTATACCGGGGGTGCGGACTCGGCCTTTACCGCGAGGACGACGGCGTGGAGAGCATTGTTTACTGAGTCCGCACTACTTGGGATTCCGATCTTCGTCCCGGCTGGTACTTATTCATCGAACTACTTTTACCAGAATCAGGCCCCGCAGATTTATTGTCAGCCCTTCACCGTCAACATTCTCATGCAAAACCAGCCTTACGGCCAAAATTACGGCTGGAATTTCGGGCCAACGTCACACGGCACGACGACTACGCTTACGGCGAACGCCGCAAAATTCGCGGACGTGCTTTCGCTAACCAGCCTGCCAACTGGCATCGCTGTCGGCTCGATCATCATGGTTGGCGACACGAGCCTCTTGGTCGGCGGCAACAGTGACGTAAATACCGTCATGGCGAACAATCTTTACAGGGTCATCGGCATTACCGGCTCGGGGCCGTACTCGGTAACAATCGCTGGCGGTGTTCCAATTAACTCTAACTCGTGGACACCTGACCCTCAAGGACTCGTCTATCCAATAACGTCGGCCACTGGCGTCGTCACGGCACTACCGGGGATGCTGTCCGGTGGATTCGTCAGGGGGCTTAACTTCATCGCGCAGGGTGGCGCAACCAACGTCGCGTACTGTCTGTATTTCTGGCAGATGCGCGACCTCGACGTTGACGTGTCCTACACCGGATTCGGCGGTCCGGGGATACTCTTGTCGGACTGTTACAAGGGGCGCGTGCGTGCGTCGGGCAACCTCAGTCTCAACATCGACGAGACTGGAGTG